ACTGCCCGCCACTCGTGCCGAGCAGCACCGCGGTCACGCGGCCCGAATTCGCCAGCGCCGCCGTCATAACCGCCGAAGTGGTGATTGTGTCGCGCGGATCGGCCGTGACGGTGATTGTCGGCGCAGTCGTATACCCCGCGCCTTGGTTCACGACCGTCGCGCCGGTGATCGTGCTGCCTGACACGCTGCAGGTTGCCGAGGCACGCACGCCGCCCGTCGGGGGATCGCTGAAAGCGAGCATCGGCGGATAAACGTAGCCCGCCCCGGAGGTCGTGATCGTAATGCTGGTATTGATCGCGCCGCCCACCACCACGGAAAAGTTCGCGAGGCCCGCCGAGATCGTGGCGGTCACGTAGCTTCCGGTTGCCGCCGTCCCGACCGGATAAATCCCGTTCGGATAGGCGCTGCCCCCGTTGGTGACGTACGCACCAACCACTGTTCCAGTCGGATTGAACAGCCGGAGGTTGGCCCCGTCAGCCGACACGAACTGCCAGCCGGACTGCAACGAATTCGCGAGGTTGCGCCAAATGCCGCTCACGGCATCGTAGAACTGCACGACCACGTAGCGACCGAGGCGCACCAGGTACTGTCCCGAAGGCAGCACGTACTGCTGTCCGGACGCGAGACTCACCTGCTGTGCTTTCTTTGCCCAAGGGCCGGCGCCCATCATGTTGAAACCCATGTGTGTCTCCTTTGCCTATGCCCCGGTTACAGCGTGAGTGAGTTAAAGCCCCCGACCCGCCCGTGCGCCTTGCCCTTGACACTCACGAGCTGCAGGATGCACACCAGCGCGCCCACGTAGCCGAGTTGCCAGTTCGACAACGTTGACTCGAACCCGGTGAACGCAAAACTCGCCATCACATGAACATAGAGGTTCAAGTAATTCGAGTTGATCAGGTAAACAGTCCCTTCCGGCATATAGGGATCGGCATAGATCGGCACGCCGGCGACCATCAGTGCATCGAACGCGCTGCGCGGCCCGTCGCCCGAGTCAAATCCCGTCCCGGGCGTGATGACGTACTGTTCCTGCCCGACGTAATCCTGCGCGAGCAATGCCCAGGTACCGAACCCACACACGCCGAAGGCGGGCTTCTCGGCGCCGTTTTTGGTCACTCCCGCGATGTACTGCAAGAGTGCTTGGCGCGTCGGATTGCCTGACGCGGTGTAGACCTTGCTCTGCGACCAAGGGTACGTATTCCGGTTCAGATTCCCGTACGTCACCAGGTTGGTGCCATCGTCGATCGCGCCGGGGAAACCCATGATGGCCTGCAGGTTAGTGGTATTGTTGAAGAGCGCGGTGGAGAACGTATCCATCGTCACGTTCGTGGCGTCGTTCATCTTCGCCTCGATCTTCGGGATCACCGCGTGGTCGAGCTGCACCACACCCTCCATGCCCATGAACGGGATCGGGACAATGAATAGGCACAGGTTGTGCTCGGTCAAAAATGCACCCTGCTGATCAGACGGTTGGTTGAACGATCCGCTGTAATCCGACCACTGACCGGAAACGAACGGCGCGCCTTGCACCGGCACTGAAATGCTCGACACACCGCCATACGCTGGTTGTGAATTTGCGAGCAGCGAGGCGATGGTGGGCGACGAGTTGTAAATCTGCACCACCATCTTGGGTACGAATGCGCGACGCGTGATGTAGGTGAGCTCGTTCGCGATGCCGCCGGCCGCCGGCATCACGCCAGTGCCGAACACGATGCCCAGGAGCAGCGGCAGATCAGGCTCTGGAATGAGACCGCACCACTGCAAGGCGATCGCCGTTGCGATCAACGCGTACGCGGCGAGAAGTTGAATCAACGGTTTTCGTGCCATGGTCAATCTCCGTTTGGTTTGCCCCTACGCCGCTGTTTTCCGTTTGGCGAGTTCGTCGATCGCTACGCGCGCAGTGTTGCGCGACCACGCTCGCGGATCGGCCAGTAACTCTTTGTGCTGCTCGCGCTGCGATAGGTCGACTGCGCCCGGCATCGGAGTCGGCTCCGCTGGTGTCTGCTCGGCCGCGCGATGCGACGCGGCGAGCCGCAGGCCCGATTCGATCGTCGCGAAACCCTTCTCTGCCGCGTACTTCACGAGCTCGTTGAAGTCCTTGCGCGAGGCAACCACCCCATCATCGCGCAGCGCCTCGAACAACGCATTCGCAGCCGCCTCGGCATTACGCTGCGCATCACGCGCCTCCAGCTCGCGCACCTTGTCGATGTGCGGCTTGGCAATCGCGGCGATGCGTTCCTCGACTTCCAACTCCGGCACGCTGATGTTCGGATTTGCCTTCTTAAGGGTGCGCTGGAATTCCATGCGTGTCGCCGGATTACTCATCACACTGTCAGCGAGCGCCGCCAGCGCCTCGATTTCCTGCGCGGTTTTGTTTTCCAAGCTCATCGGCTGTCCCTATGCGCTGTCGCCCGGTTTGCGAATCACCTTGTCATTGCGCTTGAACCCCTTGTTCGCCGAGGTGAACCCGCCTTGCTCGGCGTAGCGCGGAGGATTGACGATGCGACCGTTATTCTTTTCGTTGCTGAGCGGATCACGCCGGCCGCGTCCACTGGGTTTGAACAGTCCACCTTGTGCCATGGTTACGCTCCTGTCGGTAACGGCGTGGCTGCGCCGGGATTGGGTTTGCCGGCCATTGCGCCAGCGCCGGGTGTCGCTGTGTTCACGGCCGCCAGCAACTGCAGGATTTCGGCGGGGATCAGCTCCCGGTCCTGCGATTCGGTCTTGCCGAAGGCGTTGGTCAATGCGCGTAACGCATTCATCACCGCCTTGTTTTCATTACTCTCAATCGGGAAGGCGGGAAGCGTCTTCTGAAGCTGCTTGATCGCGATCTGGACTTCCACGCGCGCCGCTTTCTGCAGCCCTTCCTGCGGCTGCGGCGTCGTCATGGGAGAGGCGGCAGGACCGCCTCCCGCAGTCGGGGGAGCCGCAGCGCCACCCGGCGCCGCTCCCATCATGCCCGCACCGCCAGCCGGCGAACCAGGCAATGGCATGGAGTTCCTTATGCTTTTTGGTTCTGACAACGCCGATATTCCGCGCGATTTCGGCGGTTGTCAAATCTCCCGTGCGTGTTTCACGGGAAACATCAACAAAAAAGGCGCCGAATCAGCGCCCTTTCTGGGTTGGTAGTGGTGAGCTACCGGCGGGATTTGCGGCCCCTACGGCCTCTGCGACGTGCCATCGTGACACTCCTCAATGGTGATTGATCAAGGCCCCTAGCGCCCGGAATGGCGCGCACGTGCACACCTTACGCTCTCATTTCACGCTTTGCAACTTGCCGCCCCCTTTTGCCGCCTCCCCACGTGCAATCGCTTCCTGCTGCGCCTGGGCAGCCGCCTGCTCCTGCGGGATGATCTTGCCCTCGAGATCGCGAATCAGATCGCGTTGCATCGGCGGCGCGATCATCTGAATGAAGCGCTTGCGGTTGATCGCGCGCGCTTTGAGCAGCAGCACCGCGTTTTCCCGCTGGTTCTCCATGAAGACCGGCGAGTTACTGTGACCATCGACTTCGACCGTGAAATGCGGCGACATCTGCGCCAGGATGAACGGATGCCCGCGCTCGTCCAGCAGCTCGTCGGTGTCGTCCATGTAAAGCGCTTTGCCGTAGAGTGTCGCGGACTTCTCCAGTGAGTCCTCGATGGTGAGTGCGCGCTTCTTCGGCCGCGCGCTACCCAGCGTTGCGAGCTTGTTGGCGTGTCCGGAAGAACGAACGCCTGCCTCGCCGCGGCCGGCAAGGACATTGGTGAGTCCGCTCGTCTCGTCGAATTCAGCCGCATTCTCATGGAGCGAGGTATAGACGTCGGCCGGAATGACCGGGATATAGGTTTCGCGCTTCGCCATGCCGTCTCCGCCGACGCTGATCTGCGCGCCCGGATCGTTGAACGCCGCCAGTTTCTCTTCGATTATTCCCATCCCTGACCAAGCGCTCGGCGGATCGACTTGTTTTCTTTGCAGCTTGGCGAGGTGCGCCTTGATCTCGTTGCGCTCGGCCTGCAACGTGACCAGCCGCTCCAATTCCGAGGCGCCCCAAAAGTAATCGAACAGGGGATTCGGGCAACACTGCACAAACGGGTGCTCAGCTTCCCAAGCGCGCAGTAGCGGACTGCGCGGCATGAAGATGTTGCGCCGGTCATAGACCACGGTGACTTCACTCGCCATCGTCACGACCTGGTAGTCATCCTCATCGTCATTCCATATCCAAAGCTCGCCCATTTCGATCAGTGGGACGCTGATCTCGGCGCGATACTCGGGCAGGATGTCGGTCGCGATGTTCACCTCACCGATCAGGTTTGTCTCCGTCTGCACCATATCGATCAGACGGTTCAGCGCCGGCATCTCCTCCGAAGTATCCTTCTTCGCGTACGCCGCCGTGACTTCCTGCAGAATCGCCGCACGTCGCGGATGTAGCGCGAGTTGCCGTTCAAGGTCGCTCTGCGTCATGTAGTAGACGTGGATGAAGGCTTCCTGTCGATCCAGCATCATCACGTCGTCGCGGTAGACGCCGAAACAGGCTGGGTCGACCACGAACGGATGCAACGTGCCGCACCGCCGGATGTGCTTGATGATGGTCGAGTCGTAGACCAGCGACCACAGCACGCCCTGACTCCAGACGATATCCGCGTTACTGTCGTTCCACTTTTCATTCACGCGCTCAGCGAAAACTTCCTTGCGCTCGTAATCCGTCTTATCCGCCAGCGTGGTGAGCTTCACGTTGAAGCGCGTGGTGTCGGAGGCGAACAGAAACGAGGCGACGGTATCCAGATGCGAGTAAATCTTGTTCGATCTGGACGGACTATCGCCCTCGTTCACACCATGGAAATACCAGCGGCGATTCTGCGCGTAGCGTGTCAGACGATCATCACGCGAGGCGAGACAGGCTTCGCGCACTTCACGGTAGAGATCGAGCCGTTTTGTCTCGTCGGTCGGGATTCTCATGTCGCTCTCCTCACTGCTCGGGCGAAATCTTCCGCGCTGGTGTTGTCACGCGCGACTACG